CTATTCAATTTTAATGCTACTTCATTAAGTGCATTTTCTTCTTCATCAGTAAATCTAAATGTCTTTGCCATTGTTAGGTTCCTTAGTTGATTTATAAATTTTAAATGAATTTGTGATTTATTCTTGTGTTTATATGTGATTTCTGTATTATTGATAAAAAATGATTTATGTATTTGTGATTTTTGGGGATAAACAGTGCTTGATCATCTTCGTTTAGCTATCCCTGTCATACCAACCCATGTTCGTTGTGTTGACGGCAAACACCATTATTTTAATGGTGATATCCGTGATTTCGGTTTGCCCGCAGCGACTCGACATGTTGGTAGGGCAGATGATGGTTCTACGACTACTGGTGATCTTTACCATCCTTATGAATCGCTTCCGAGCGATTACACGGATATGGCAATGAAGTTCTATGCAAATACGATGAATACATTTCCGTATGTTGAAATTAAAGCTTCACCTTTGAAACTCTTGCAGGGTCATAACGTTTACGGTTTTGAAAGTATTCATCTTGGTGCAACTGAAATGCTTGGCATGTTAGCCGATGCTTATCCTGAATTATTACCAATCTTAGATTTTGAAAATATCGAGGTTTTACACCTAGATACAACGTATTTTGTACGTTTACCGCATCAGAATATGGTGCAACCAGTTCTTGATTATATGTCTAATATTTCTGTTGGCCATCGTAAGGCTAAACAGGTCAAGTATGACAACTATATTACGTGGGGCAATGAAGATGGACGTTATATCCGCCCTAAAGCCTATGGCAAATTTGAAGAAGTTAAATCTCAGTTAAGTAAGATCCAGAAGCAAGCCGATAAAGGTTGTATGCGCTCTAAAGCGTTAGTTTTAGCTATGCATGATGCTCTTAAGTTTTCTAATGCCTGTTTACGTTTTGAAGCTCGTATTTGTAAGACATATCTAACCAAGAATGGTTATCCAAGTAATTTGTGGAAATTGATCGACTTACAGCGAGATCAACCAAGTTTATTAGCCAAATTATGGCATGTAGCGTTTGACCCGATTTTTGGCGCATTAAAGGGTGAGAATATGAATTTTTCTGATGATGGTGAAATCTTAGAATTACTTCGTGCAAATCTTTTTACTATTACTAAATCTGGTAAAAAAAGTACGACTAAGGCAGATAATGCCTTTAAATTCTACTGCTTACTTAGACAGATGGGCTGGGAGTCAGTTAAAGCCATCTATAAGGAAAGTACCTTTTACGACAATGTTAAAGCTCTTACTAGCGTTAAAAATATTGATCGTGGTCACTTACAGAACCTACATAAAAATAAAAACGGGAAAGTTATTCCGTTTACACGTCTTATTGAAATCAAGTTTGAGCAGCAGCTTCCACCTGATTATCAAATACCAGTTTCCAAGTATGCCGATAAATTCGGTTTAGTAGCCTAGAGAGGTTTAATCATGCAATTAACATTTAACAAACGCTCAATTTTGCCAGACGTCTACAAGAAGGACGACAAAGTTTATTTCAGTACAACTTTGTTCACACCAGTACGTTACAACATCAAATTTGGTCAAGGTCTTATGCCGATTGATCAAATGAAAGCTGTACTTGATGACTGTGCTGAGAATGCACAAGAGGTCGAGATTGAATTCACAGAGTCACAAGGTCGTTTTGGTTCTGAGTTAACAATCTTTTCAGTTAAGCCATTACCAAAGAAAAACCCAATGGAATCAAAGACTTAATGGTGAATTATACGATTGTTCGTATAATGTATAATATGTAAATAAATCAATAACTTACGTGTATTTTAACTATGACAGAATATGTTTATACATGCAAGAAGTGCGGTAAAAAGTTTACAAAACACTCTAGTTACTGCATCCATTTTTATAAGTGTAAATAAAAAGAATTTGTCGGCTTTTGGGGGCGTTAATCGCAAGCCGACAATCCTATTTATTGGGGATGTCTCTAATGGTCATCTATGCAGTTTGGTATTTCTTCGTGGTAGGGGTAATAGCTCATCCAGTGGGTTTATATCTCTACTATAAAAAACGGAAGTAAAGGAATTCAATTATGTTGGCTTGTTTGATTTATGGGTCGGACCAGACGACATGTATTGGGTATTTAAACATGGGTTTGGTGACTGGTCTTTTTGCTGCTTTAGTAGTTTTGTACGGTCTCAGCTATGTTTTTAAAATCGTTCTAAAACTAATGGGTTTTTAACCCTTGGAGATAAATATGGAAAATCAAATCGTTGTACAAGAAAAACGCGGAGTTGTAAGTCTACGCAACGCTTCTCGTTATGGTTTGGGGGCTGTTTTATCAGCGGGTATTTTAAGCAGTGCAAGCGCAGCAACTTTAGTTGATGAACAAGCTGCTCAGTTTAAAACTGATGGTACTGCAATGGTTACAGCGATCGGTGTTGCAATGATTTCTGTTGCTGTTGTTGCTGTACTCATTAAATGGGCGAAAGCTACATTCTTTAGCTAATAGCTCAGGGGGTAGAAATACCCCCATCTTATAAGAATTAAATATTTAAAAAAGTTGGGGGCTTTTATGAAGTTTTTTAAATATTTAGTTTTCATAATTATAAGCTTATTTTCTGTTCAGGCTTTTGCACTTTCTGGTTATCGTTCAGGTAGTGGTGATTGTGCAGAAACTAAAGAAGCTGCTTGTGCATCTGCCTTTGCTAATAGACCTTTGTCGTTTAAAAATGCTTATCGATATGAAGTCATTGGTGATTATTGTAATTTTTATGAAAAAAGATTTAGTTCATCAGGTTCATATATAGGTGATGCTTCTGTTTCATCATCATCTTTTGCAGTGTGTGATGTCGTAACAAAGTGTCCAAATTCAGGTTATCCAGTTCCAACATATTTTGAGCCGAATACGCCGATCCCATTGCGTGCATGCAAACAGAATCCTGACGGTACTTATTGTGTTTATGATGCATCTGACAAAGTTAATCCTTTAGTTATTTCTACTGGTAAATATCAGATGGTTACTTTGAGTTCTATTAGCTCTATTCCTTCACCATCATGTACCCCTGAATTTTCTAAATCTACATGTAATCCAAAGGATCCATATGGAGGATGTTATCAACCGCCTGATGATGGTTGTAACCGTTTAGCAGATGGTTCTATTTATTGCCCAGAGGGTACACCTCCGCCACCTATTAAAACGGGTTGTCAGAATGGTGCGACTTATTGCGACATGCCCCCAACAGGTTGTGGTTCTGGTTATGTGCCGGGTAGTTTTAATGGTAAGCAGATTTGTGTAAAGAATAGCAATCCACCTCCGACTGATCCTATTCCTCAGCCACCAGAACCAGATCCTACTGATCCACCTGATCCTAATGATCCTCCGCCTGCATCTTCACCACCTCCAGCTATTCCGCCTGAGAGTAGTACTATTTTAAGGTCTATACTTGATGCTATTAATGCGGTTAATAACAAGCTGACATGGGTTAAAGATGAAATCGTTAACTCTGTTAATAATGTTTCTCGTACTTTAGGTATAACTAATCAAAAGCTTGATGCTGTTAATTCATCAGTTAAAGAAACTACTGCTGCTGTTAAGGAAACAACCGCTGCTGTTAATAATGTAAAAGCTGCTGTAGATGCTAATGCAACAACGGTAAAAACGGCTGTAGAAGCCAATGCAGATAAGGTTAAAGGTGCTGTTGACGCTAATACCAACTCTACAGCTAATAAGCTTAATGAAGTCGTTAATGCAATTAATAATAAGCCTGTTGGCGGTGGTGGTGGCGGAACTACCGATGTTAAGCCTGTTGTTGATGCTATTGAGAAACAGACTACTGATTTTAAAGATATGATGAAGACTGATTCATCAGACTTTGATACATCACAGTATGAGAAAATTGGAGATGCTTCAGACGATCCTCGCTATTTAAATGCCCAGTCAGAAGCTACCAATGCACTTCAGAATTTATCTAATAAATTAACTTTTTCTAATACTGCATGCGTACAGGACTTTACGGTTGATTTTCCTTATTTTGGTTCTTTTGTAGTTCCAATTTCCCGTTGGTGTGAACTCTTAGCACTAATAAAAATATTGATACATCTCAGTACATTAATTCTTGCTTTTAGAATGCTTGATTCAACAGTGAGGGCTATCTAATGCCGTTGTTTATTGGGGCTATTGTTGCTGCATTATTGAAGGTTTTATTTAGATATGCGGTTTTTAAAATATTTGCCAAATTAATTTTGGGGACTGCTACTGCAGGAATTATTTACTTATTTTTAACGAGTACGATCAAACCTTTTATTGATGAAATGCAACAAAAGATTGTTGATAAAGCTGCTGAACTCTCAACCATTGGTGGTACTGCTGCTGAGGTCATTCAATACTTTGATTTCATTCAATGTGTAAACATTATTTTATCTGCTTCGGCTGCTTGTTTTAGTTTGAAACTAATGTCAGTAGCCATTCGTGCCTTTGGCATTAATACAGGGGGTTAATTCATGGCTATTAAACTAATTACAGCACAGCCTGGCTCTTATAAGACTGCAATGATGATGGAAATTGCTAGCAAAATGGCTAGTGAAAACCGTCCAATTTACTTATGTAATATTCGTGGTTTAAAACCCGAAATACCTTTCCCATATCAAGTTCTAGATCATTTTAAAGACTGGATTGATACACCAGAAACATCAGTTATTTTTATTGATGAGGTTCAGGAATTTACACGAGACGTACCAACTAACTGTAAAACTGAGGATTTACCTAGATGGTTAACGTTATTAGAAAAACATCGTCATGAGGGTAAGGATATTTTTATTGTTACTCAGCATCCAATGTTTATACATACTCATGTTAGACGTTTAACATCTGAGCATATTCATCTTGTTAGAAATGGGAATGTTCCTTTTGCTGCTAAGCGTACTTGGGGGTTTGTTGAGTCAGATCCAGACGACTTTCAAAAGGCTACTGTTAAAAATGGTTGTACTACCTCTATCTATAGACCTAATAAAGAGGTCTTTAACTGGTATGAATCTACGGTATTAGATACCCACAAATTTAAAATTCCTACCAAGTTATTTAAGATGGTTGGTCTTTTAGCTGCTCTTGTTGGTTTCTCTGTATATATTGGTTATCCAGTATTTAATAAATATTTTGGTTCTAAAGAACAAGAAGTCTCTGCTACAGACACTTCACCACAGCCAAATAATTCAAATATGACCTTAGCTGAAAAGGCTAAGCTTGATGCATCTATGGCTGGTCTTACTCCAGAACAGTATGCTGATTTAATGCATCCTGAAAAACGTAACGCTGAGCTGCAAGCTGTTAATGATGTAAGAATGGAAACTATAGCTGTGAAATATAATCCTAATCGTCCTTACGATATGGATACTTCACAGATTCAATATGAAGTTACCGCTAAGCCTGTTTTTTCAGGTTGTATGAAGAAAAATGGTAAATACGTTGCTTATACTCAACAGGGCACTATTTTGCATGATGTAAGCCAATCTGATTGCCGTAAACTTATGGAAGATGGTGATAGACCATTTAATTATTTTCAGGTTCAGAATAATCGACCTGCTCAGGTAAATAATGCTGTGCCACAAATGCAGGTGCAGCCTAATTATTCATCTTATCAGGCTAATAATTATGTCCAGCCTAACCTACAGCGTAGTTCTGTAGATGGTGCAAATTCTCAAAGTTCTTTTTCTTTCTGATTACCTAAAACCGTCTATATGTTCTACCGTAGCAGTAACCAAAAAAAACCGTTCAG